TCAGGATTCTTTACGTAAACCATGCCTGAATCATCAACAATGGCCAACCCTTGATTAACAGTCATCGGGAGCTTTGTCAAAACTCTGGAACGTGCAACAGTGCAAGGAACTCCTCCTACAAGCCCAGTTTTTGAAATCCCTAGAGAGATCAGATAAGCTTCAAGAAGCCGTCCTTCAGTTGAAGTGAGATGAACTTTCGCCCATTTCACATCAGGGATGAAGACTGTCCCAGGCTTGACTCGACCGGCTCGACCAATCCACTGAGCTTTCTCAGGTCCATTGAGATTGCGAACTTCAATAGAGCTTATTGCTCCATTATCTGCTTCACTTTCACACAAAGACCCCTGCAAAGTCAGCTTATCTAGCTGGAGCGTGTAACCAACATTCAAAACATTAGTGGCAAGCATAACACAAGACCCCTTTTTGGCTCGTTCCGAGAAGTAGTCAAATCCTTTCTCATTAACTGTGGCCCTTGATATCAACAAACTATCCATGTTGAACCCGTCAGCTTTGAGCTTAGTCATGACTCTGTTAGCATACTTCATTGAAGGCACCTGAACGACATGAATATCCTTCTGCTCAGTTACCTCCTGTATATGTGCTGCCATCTCGTCCACATTCAAAGCCTCTTTAAATGGAATCGTTTTTCTCTCCACCGGATAACGTGTTAGAGTCTCTGCCAACGGGGTGAAGATGTTGCCTGTCGGTGAACCTGTTAGCAAGAGAGATTTCTTCCCTTGCTTCACATTCCAGACACAATCCACCCACTGGATACAGGCCTTAGTCAGTGCAGTATTATCGTGAGCTTCATCTATCGCAATAAGGTCATAGGAATCGAATCTCTCTGGATTACGTTCCAAGGCGCTGACAAATTTCCCGTGCGTGATATAGATGAGATTACATCCGGCATCATCAATTTTATCCTCTCCAGCAAATCCTTTGCAGGTTAAACCTCGAACCTTAGAGGAGATTTTGGACAACTCTCCAGGCAATGCCGCCCTTGGCCCTACGCACACAACTTTGTAGCCTGATAAAGCTAGCTTTTGCATGAGATACGTTGACTTGCCAGAACCACAAGGGACCATCACGCTAAAATGAGGCTTCTCTTCCAAAGCTTGTACGACAGTGTCAACCCACACACCGCATGTTTCAATGGTTGTGTAAGCTCCGTACCCTGGTAGATGATTAGAATAAATTCCATAAATGCGACCAGAGTAATCATACAGCGGAGAGCCAGACAAGGACGGAATTGGTGCCGTGTTGAATTTGACCTGTAGTGGAGCGGTGGAGATTACTACGCCCTCTTGCTGAAAGTTAGGGGTGGAAATGTACAATTTCATTCCAACCTTAGCTTTACTGAAGGCAGGTAAATCTCCTCCGTACCAACACAAATCCCTGAGGGTGTCTTTACCTCGGCACCGCACCTTGACACCGTTCAGCATCACAGGATGGCCCTTTGTCACATGATGAGCAGTGACAAACACTCCCTTATACCAAAATCCTGAACCTTCCATGAATGAGTCAGAAAGCCTTACAACCCTCCTGTCTCTGGAGAAGCATGATGTTTTTGTCTTTCTAGGAAAGTCATCAACCAAATCACCTCCGTAGACCAAGATGAGCAGCTCCTTAATCATTTTCACTACAGATGCGCTTGCTCCTGTCAGGATACTCTTGACTGCATCGATAAGGTAGGATGGAAGACCCCAATCTTCCAGAGCCGTCTCGATAGAACAATCATCCTGCATACCCGAGAATTGTTTAAATCTCTCGGGCAGCCACTTCCTCAAGTACTCAAGAAAAGCCTTGAGGGCGCTCTCTAAATCAAGAGAGCTAAGCCAATCAATCACTGGCTTCATGACTTCAG